ACAGGTCTCTCACTTATTTCTTCCTTGTGTGTGAATTTCTTTACGATACAAAGCGTCTTGATTGAAATTACGAATCTCATAACCAACAATAAGACTAGCAATGCTAATGAAAATAACCCCAGTATTCTAGTAAGCATTCCAATCACCACAAGTCAGAATAGCGTGTTGTCTTATTCAAACGTTTTTAACCTATATGAACGTATCAATACCATTAAGAATTTTGCATCACTACAGGTAAGACTCTTGGATCAAGATCTTGACTTGTTGGACCTCAATGGAGGCAACTGGAATGCGACCATACAACTTAATTATTAAGCATGCAATTCTTTTCACACTAGTATATACAATGGGATTCGGTTCAAAAATATCTGGCGCTGTGAAGAGTCTGGGTAAGAAGGTAAGTGCGACCACGACTGGCATAGGCAAGAAAATAGTGGGAGTTGAGAAGCAAGTCCAGAAGGGTCTAGCGAAAGGTATTGATGTTGGACAAGGGGTCTTAAACAAGGTGGACAAGGGTATTGCGGGCGCCTCTGGAGTGATTGGGTCTGTGAAACAAGGGTTACTTAAGGGAGCAAACGTGATTGATGCTTTGCAAAGCACTGGTCTTGCCAGTATGGTCCCTGGCTTGGGTTTAGGATTGGGAGCGCTGTCTACAGGTTTGAAAGGGGGAGCTGCTGGTCTGAAACAAGTTCAGAATGTTGGAGCGGACGCACGTCTAGCAACAGGCAAGGCGAAGAACCAGTTGGCATCTGTAGGGCAAACCGCGAGTGGAAAGGTCTCAGGATTTGCAGGCAAAGCGGGAGCAAAGGTTGAACGTATTGGTGAACGTGCCAAAGCACTTGAAGCACAGGCGCAAGAGGACATCGGTAACGTCCGTTCCGCTTTCACCCAGTAATCCCACACAAGTTTTATAATATCATGGTATGATATAGAATGGTTCCAAGACATCAGATGTTAATTAAGCGAAGTGGTCTAGCAGGTCTTGTAAAGGGAGCTGAGATGCCTCCCAAGCAGTTGATGACAAAACCGCTCCAAGAAATTAAGCAAATGTTGCAAGCAAAACGGATGACGTTCAAACCAGTATAAAAACACGGTTAAACATTTTTACAAAATGATTTAAAGGATCAATAATTTTTATAACATGGTATACAAATGGCAGATATCTCCACCACCGAAAAAACTGACAAGACCCCTTTATTAAAAGAAAAGAAACCCAGACCACCTCAGTCAGAAAAGCAGATGGAGAATTTTAAAATCATGCGGGAGAAGCGGGCAAACAATGTGGAACAGAGGAAAGCAGACAAATTATTAACCGCGCAAAGGACATTGTTGGAGCGTGAGGGATATGTTAAGAAAGAAGTTAAACAAGAAGAACCAGTTAAACAAAGTATCAAATTTGATATTCAAGAGGAAGAAGAAGAGGAGGAGGAAATTCCTGAAATGATGGAGACCCCGAAGATTCAAAGGAAGAAAAGCAAACTTAAGGAGAAACCAGTCAAACCAGTCAAACAAGAGAAACCAATCAAACCAGTCAAACAAGTCAAGCAAGCAAAGGTCCCCCGTGTCATTGAGACAATAGATGACTCGGATGACTCGGAATCATCTAGCGATGAGGAGGTGATAATCATTAAGAGATCCAGCTCAAAAAAGAAGCAACGTAACAGACCTTTACGACAACCCCAATATGAAGAAGAAGAAGAAGAAG